ATAAAGGGTGTTCATATACTATGATGCGCGAGTGGAAACGATTTTTAGACAGCGGTGACGAGTATCGTATTTTTTTTGAAGATGATGCGATGGGTCATCTTGATCTTCCCAATGGTCTTGGGCAAAAGTTTTGGGACGCAACGCCAAAGAATTTTGATATTGTTTATATGGGGAATATGATGGGATCACAGGATGCACAACTCAAGGATCCAAACGCACTTGTGGTACAGGTTCCCACCTATTGTCTTCACGCCTATATTCTAAGTCGTAAAGGGGCACAACGAATGTGGGATCTTGCTAAACAAATGAATGCGGCTGGAATGAACTTGAATATGTTGGATATTCAAGTCTTCTTGTGGCAAGTTCAAGGACAACTCATGTGGCATTGCTGGAATGGAACATGGCTCCAAAAATCATATCCAACGTTTGATGAGGGTCTGCCTTGGCAAATGTTTAACGAAGTCATTGTTCCTCAAAAAGATACAGGGGTCTTTTATCAAAATATGCGTCTAGGAACGACTCTTGGACACCCTACGCTTCAATTAACGATGCCTCAATATTCCATTTAGGTGTAGTCTAAAGATAGGATACGACTTGGTTCTAAGATGAGTAGTCCTAATCTTGTTGTTGAAGACTATACTTCAAGTAAAGACAAAATTGAAACTTTTTTAGACGATACAATGAAGATTATTACTTCAACATGCTCTTCTGCTGAGTTAGAGGGAAATGCGTTTTATTATCATCTTTCCGCGAATCGGTTCTTTGAACTCTTTTCCAAACAAGTAAATTTATTTTGGTGTGGTCGGCAGGTAACTAAACGAATTTGTGAAATTGGATTTAATGCGGGTCATTCTGCGTTTTTGTTTCTTCTTGGAATGAAGTCAGCAAACGTTGAATTTACAGTATTTGATTTGGGCGAGCATCCTTACACGCGCCCTTGCTTAGGCCACTTGAAGACTACATTTCCTGAAACTGAGTTTTCCTATATTGAAGGTGATTCTACCAAGACTCTTCCTGAATGGACTGCTCTACATCCTGAAGCGAGTGAAACCTATGATGTTGTTCATGTTGATGGGGGTCATTCATTTGAGTGTGCTCAATCAGATATTATGTATGGAGCAAATCTTGTTCGTCCTGGTGGCTACTTGATTGTTGATGATACCAACGTCCCATATATTTCGTCTATGGTTGATGCACTGGTTCGTTCAGAAATGTTTACTGAAGTAGAAATTTTGCGCACTGTTGGGTATGAACACCGAATTGTACAGCGAAAGGCGACATAAAAAATTGAGCATCTAAATCCATTGATTTCTAGGTACAGAAGACAATGGCCGAACAGTATAAGCAGTATTCTCACCGTGAGCACGTCCTCGAGCTCCCTGATACTTACATTGGTAGTATTGAAACCGCCGATGAGCCTCGTTGGGTCTATGACGCATCCGCTGGCAAAGTTGTCCACAAGACCGTACGCTTCAATCCTGGCCTCTACAAGACCTTTGATGAGCTCCTGGTCAATGCGCGTGATGCCCTCATTCGTTCTGCCGAGAGTGGGCGTATCCCTGTGAAGCGCATTGATGTCTCTGCGTCTGTCGTTGACGGTTCCTTTACCATCGTGGTCAAGAACGATGGTGATGGCATTCCTATTGAACAACACGCAACGGAAAAGTGCTATATTCCTGAACTCATCTTTGGTCGTCTACTCACCTCAAGTAATTACAACAAGGATGAAGAGAAGATTGTCGGTGGAAAGAATGGTTATGGTGCCAAGCTAGCCAACATCTTCAGCACCAAGTTCGTTGTGACCACTCGTGATACGCGCTCTGGCCAACACTATACGCAGACCTGGACGAATAACATGTCCGTGTGTGGGAAGGCGAAAGTCAAGTCTGATAAGGCCAAAGTAGGCTTTGTAGAGATTGCCTACACGCCTGACCTCTCGCGATTCAAGGGTTCTACTGGAGCAGATGGCAATCTACACGCGGATATGCTAGAAGTACTCCATACACGTGTCGTTGAACTCGCCGCTCTTGCTGGAAAGGGTGTCAAGGTCACATGGAATGGAGAAGAAGTCAAGACTGACACCTTTGAAAAGTTCGTCAAGCTCTTCCTCAAGGGTGACTCTGAAAAGTGTCTAGCATACGAGCGCTGCGGCGACCGCTGGGAAGTCGCTGCGGTTCTGACGCGTATGCTCTTTAGTGATGATGCAGGAACTCCAGAGGACCGCCACGTGAGCTTTGCCAACGGTATTAATACGCGCAAGGGTGGTAAACACGTTGAGACCGTTCAGCGCCATGTGCTGAGCGACATCTGCGAGGCGGCAAAAAAGAAGAAGATGGACCTCAAACCTGGTCAAATTAAGGATTCCATTACCCTCTTTGTCAATGCAACGATTGTCAATCCGTCCTTTGACTCACAGACAAAGGAAACTCTGACAACTCCTGCGGCCAAGTTTGGTAGCCCTGTTGCCATTCCTCAGAGCTTCTGCGATAAGCTCGTCAAGCTCGGCATTCTAGAGGAGGCACAAGCAATTCTTGAGGCCAAGTCTGCCAAAGATGCCAAGAAGACGGATGGTGCCAAGAAGCGCACCATCTATGGTATTCCCAAACTAGACGATGCGCTTCTTGCTGGAACGGCACGTAGTAGTGAATGTACGCTCATTCTGACAGAGGGAGATTCAGCCGCAACGTCTGCAATTGCTGGTCTCAAGGTGGTTGGCCGTGAGCGATGGGGCGTCTTTCCTCTTAAGGGTAAGCTACTCAACGTCAAGGATATTGGTCGTGAAAAGTTCAACAGCAATGAGGAACTCACCAACATCAAGAAGATTGTCGGTCTAGAACAAGGTAAAGTCTACAAGGATGTCAGTTCCCTTCGCTATGGTCGTATTCTTATCATGAGCGATCAGGACGTAGATGGCTTCCACATTCGTGGCCTTCTGATGAACCTGTTCCACACCGAGTGGCCGAGCCTAATGAAGCTAGGTTTCCTTTGCTCCCTGATGACCCCTCTCGTGAAGCTCACACGAGGCGCTGAGACCCTGTGCTTCTACTCTGAGGCTGAGCTTGAGGCATGGAAGGATCAGGTTGGTGAGGCAGCTGCTTCTCGTTACAAGAGCAAGTATTACAAGGGTCTAGGCACGTCTACTCCAGCAGAGGCTCGTGAGTGGTTTGAGCAGCTCAACGACATCCGTTACGAGTGGGATGCCGAGACGGATAAGGCGATGAATCTGGCCTTTAACAAAAAGATGGCCGATGAGCGCAAGACTTGGCTGTCCACCTATAATCCCAAGAAGTCGATCAAGTTTGAGGAGGACCCTCTGACCAAGAAGCGCAAGGTCGGTTTCACTCGCTTCGTCAATGATGAGCTCATCCACTTTAGCAATGCCGACAATATCCGCTCCCTGCCGAGTGTAATGGACGGCCTCAAACCCTCTCAGCGGAAAATCCTCTTTGGTTGCTTCAAGCGTGGTCTGCGCCAGGAAGTCAAGGTTGCCCAGCTTGCAGGTTACGTTTCAGAGCATGCGGCCTATCATCACGGTGAGGCCAGTCTCAATCAGACAATCACAAATATGGCACAGGTCTTCATCGGTAGCAACAATCTGAATCTCCTTGCTCCTGTTGGCCAGTTTGGCTCTCGTCTAATGGGTGGCAAGGATGCCTCTTCTCCTCGATACATCTTCACTCATATGGAGCCGATTGTAGACGTCATCTTCCGCAAAGAGGATGCTCCCATTCTGAATCACCTTGAGGATGATGGTCAGACGGTTGAACCTGATACCTATCTCCCTGTGATTCCTCTCCTGGCCATTAATGGTTCTGTTGGTATCGGCACTGGCTTCAGTACAGACATTCCTCCTCACAATCCCAAAGAGATTGTTGGACTCCTGAAGGAGCGTGTTGGTGGAGAGCGTGAGAGCCTCTCTGGTGTTGAGCTGACGCCGTATTGGGTCGGCTATCGTGGCATTGTGGAGAAGAAGGGTGACAAGCAATGGATGGCACGTAGTGTCTACACGTGGAATGATGCGGCCAAGACGGTCCATATCACGGAACTTCCTGTTGGCACATGGACGAAGGATTACAAGGCCTTCCTGGATAGTCTTGTCGTGGGTCAAGGAGATAAGAGCGAACTGAAGACCTTTGAGGATCTATCCAATGACGTGGATGTGAACTTCACACTGTATCTGGACTCGACATATTACGCTGTGGCAAGGAAGAATGTAGAAGACTTTGAGAAGAAGTTCCGTCTGGCTGCGAGCTGGAAGACGAGCAACATGTCCTGCTTTGACTGTAGTGGAAACATTGTCAAGTACAACACAATCGGCGATATGCTAGAGGAATTCTATATGAACCGTCTTGTCAAGTATGAGGTGCGTCGCCAACACTGGATTCGTGCTCTAAAGGATCAACTAGAGGAACTGAATGCCAAGTGGGTGTTTGTACGAGCAATCGTAGAGGGTAAACTCAAGATCGTGAATGAGGAAGATGATGTTGTTCTGGCGGGTCTGAAGGCTCTGGAGCTTCCTCCTCGCTCTGACCGTGAGCATCCTGACTCACTGGATGCTTATGAGTATCTGCTCCGTATGCGTGTGGACCGTATCAAGAAACGGGCCATTATTGAGGCAGAGGAGGCAGTGGCAAAGGCACAAGCTGAACTCGCTGCGCTTGAGGGTACGACCCCACGCGCAATGTGGAAGAAGGAGCTAGAAGAGTTCCTGGAGGCTTGGGGAAAGCATGAAGAAAAGATGATTGACTTCCTCTCTGCAAGTACAGAGGTTACCAAGCCCAAGAAGAAGAATGTTGTTGTACGTAAGACAACTCCTAAACTCAAGAAGTAAAGTGGTGTACAAGATAAAGGGCTCCAAGAGCTAGTAATACAGTGTACATATGAGTAGATTTAGGTTCCTGTTTTTGCTTGAGTTTCACGTCAAAATTATTTGTTGAATAGCCGTATTGGAACAGCATTGTGTCTGGAGGAAAGGTGTAGTTCTTGTGCTCATCTGGATTCTCTATTCCAATCCAGTGAATGGGATAAAAATAATGATAGGGAACAATGGTACAGTCATTGTGAAACTGATTCTTGTGTTGGCGAACCATTTCAGTGAAAAACACGGGTCCTGTTTGTTCCCAGACCATTTTATCTGGTCGTTCAGCAACAAAGTCAGGAAGTTTATCAAGAACTTCTTTCATCATACGATTATATTGATTACATAGAATAACACCATTTGCTATAAGATCAGAATCCTTTTTTTCATATCCAGCAATAATTCCAGTACGAAAGTCTCGTAGAAACTTGTCTAGTCGTGATCCATTCACTACAACAGAATCTGAATCCAAGTAACAGCCTCCACGTTCATAGAGGATTACATAGCGTAAAATGTCAGCACACGCCGCCCACTTGTGCTGATTATTGGAATTCAGGTAATATTCATATAACTCGTAAATTCCAGGATAGCTCCGTAAATTCAGCGTTTGAACTTCAGCATTGTCCCAGAGCATATACTTGTGTTTGTATTCAGCACAAAATTCCTTCACACTATCCATCCAAATCTGTGGAGGAGGTTTTGTTCCAATCCAAATTTGATGGACAATCATTCTACTTGGTATGGCCATTCCAAATCGTGGAATCCTGGATATCCCCCTTTGGATGAATTGTATGGTTAACTAGGCAGTACGCGTGTAGTGTCTTATAATTGTTCTGGTACACAATATCAATCGGTTCATTCATTGATGTACATAAGGATAATAGTTTGGGTAGCATAGAGTGCCGAACAACATACCCATACGCACCCCACCCTGTTTCCAAGTTCCCAAATCCATATTGAATATTGGATAGGTTCAAGTGTTCCCCTCCTGCTCCAAAATAAAACATCCCCCAATCGGATGGTAAGAGTGGATAGACATCTCTCCATGTATCCATCGTATTTACATCAATACTCACATCATCTTCTAGAATTAAAAATGGTTGATGAAATCCACTTTTAAGTTCAGTCTTGAATATTTCTAATACCGTGCGAGA